ATGGTGTTTCAACTAAACCATTACCAACAATACTTTATTCTACAACCACCTGCGTAAGTGATGGTACGGATTGGTATTGCAGCAATGGGCAGGCTTTATAAAAATTAAATTTAATAAAAGTGGATATCAGAAAGATAGCTATAGGTCCTGACTATAAGGGTGGTGCAATGCATTACCTTGTAGGACAGAACGTGCTAAATAATCAGTATATTATACACCTTATACGTCACGACAAGAAGGATGGTAGTATAAAGATTTGGATTGAGAAAGATGATGAGGTAGTGTTGTGGAAGAGCTTCACAAATACAATGCCTGTATCCATTGAGTACAACATAAACTTTTAGTATTGAGCGAAGAAAAAAGATTAGAGCTTCAGCAGGAGCTAGCTATACTCCTAGAAAATAAGGAGACAGCAACAGACTTTACAAATAAATTAGAAATCGCAGATGCGATTCATAACATTCAAATGAAATTAACAGGAGTCAAACCAACAGATACGCATATAGATTGCATTGGTTGCGGCTCATAGCCCACTATGAAGTCACCATTTTATTTTATAACTAGACCATACAACGGAAGGAGATATGATAACGTCAAGTCTATTGGCGGTATTGATTTTATTACTAGCACATCAGAGGAGGACCATAAGGCATCCAACAGATATGCTGAGGTTGTAGAGACACCTCTAGGATATGAAGGCCCAATAAGGAATGGAGACACGCTCCTAGTTCATCATAACGTATTCAAGTTCTATAACGATATGAAGGGTAGACAGCAAAGCGGAAAGAGCTTCTTTAAGGATGACCTGTTCTTTATAGATGAGGAGCAGTTCTTTATGTATAAGCAAGACGGTGAGTGGTACTCATATGACAGATACTGCTTTGTAAAGCCCGTGCCTAAATCAGAGTCATATATATTTAAACCCTTTAGTGAAGAGCCCTTGGTAGGTACTATGAAATATCCCAACGAATACCTTAGGTCTAAAGGAATATCTAGTGGAGATATGGTATGTTTCAAGCCTGATAGCGAGTATGAGTTTGAGGTAGATGGTGAGAAGCTATATAGGATGTATGACCATCAGATAACAATAAAGATATAATGGACAACAAGGATATAAAGCTTAGGATTATAGATGCCGCAATGAAGGCTGTTGAACAGCTTATAAAGGTAGCTAAGGAGGATATAATAAAGATAGACCCTGAAGATGAGCTAGCGGCAGACAGGTTAAAGAATGCAGCAGCTACAAAAAAATTAGCTATATTCGATGCGTTCGAGATACTTACAAAGATTGAGAGCGAGCGTGCTGATATAGATATAGCCGACAAGGGTCCATCTAAGGTAGACACAAAACAAGGATTTGCAGAAAGAAGGTCAAGATAGTTTATGTAAGGTGTTAGAGGGATATGTACCCTCTAATGTTATAACCAACAAGAATAGAAATAAGAGTTGGTTGTATGGCTATGACCCTAAGTATGATATGGTAATCATATCTAAGACAGGTATGATTGGAGATATTATAAATATCAAAGGGCTAGTGGTGGCACTACCCGCATCACCTAAGGATGTTCATAAAAGAAGCAAGACCTCATCTGAGCAGTATTGGCAGAGAAATGCTATACCTAAACCCTTAGAGAGAATTACATCTATATTCCAATGGAACGAAAAGCCTACAGACTTTAAGAACCTATGGGTAGATTACATAGAGGGCGAGTTTGATAAGCGTGAGCTAGGATATTGGTTTATGAATAACGGAAGTCCTACATATGTTACAGGTGCTCACTATATGTATCTTCAGTGGACAAGTATTGATGTTGGATACCCTGACTACCGGGAGGCTAACAGGATTCTGTATATATATTGGGAGGCGTGTAAGGCAGACAAGCGAAGCTTTGGTATGGACTATCTAAAGATAAGACGTTCAGGCTTTTCATTTATGAGCTCATCAGAGTGTGTGAATACAGGAACACTAGCAAAAGATTCTAGGGTTGGTATACTATCTAAGACGGGTGCGGATGCTAAGAAGATGTTTACAGATAAGGTTGTACCTATTAACAGTAGGTTGCCATTCTTCTTCAAGCCTATTATGGATGGTATGGACAAGCCGAAGACTGAGTTAGCCTTTAGGATTCCTGCTGCAAAGATTACAAAGAAGAATATGTATAACACCACTGTCGATGAACTTATGGGGTTAGACACTACAATAGATTGGAAGAACACGGATGACAACAGCTATGATGGTGAGAAGCTTCTGTTATTGGTACACGATGAGAGTGGTAAGTGGCTAAAGCCAAACAATATATTAAATAATTGGCGTGTAACAAAGACGTGTCTTCGTTTGGGTAGTAAGATTATAGGTAAGTGTATGATGGGCTCAACCTCTAATGCTCTAGCAAAGGGTGGTGAAGAGTTTAAGAAGCTATATAACGACTCTGATGTAGGCAAGAGAAATGCTAACGGTCAGACTAAGAGTGGTATGTATTCCTTGTTTATTCCTATGGAATGGAATATGGAGGGCTTCATAGATATATATGGTATGCCTGTATTCAGAAAACCTACAAAGCATATACGTGGTGTTGATGGTGAGATGATTGATAATGGAGCTATAGACTATTGGGAGGCAGAGGTGGAGTCATTAAAGAACGACCCCGATGCATTGAACGAGTTCTATCGTCAGTTTCCTCGTACTGAATCTCACGCATTTAGAGATGAGAGCAAGCAGTCACTATTTAATCTAACCAAGTTGTATCAGCAGATAGACTACAATGACTCATTAATAACTGAGCATCACCTTACTAGGGGAAGTTTTCATTGGAAGAATGGAATCATTGACTCCAAGGTTGTATGGGCTCCTGATAAGAGGGGTAGGTTCCTAGTTAGTTGGATACCAAAGAAGGATTTGCAGAATAATGTATTTGATAAGAGAGGTACCAAGTATCCGGGGAATGAACACATCGGTTCATTTGGGTGTGACTCCTATGATATATCAGGTACTGTCGGTGGTGGTGGGTCTAATGGAGCACTTCACGGTCTGACAAAGTTTAATATGGATGACGCTCCTACTAATGAGTTCTTTCTAGAGTATGTTGCTAGACCACAGACCGCAGAGATATTCTTCGAGGAGGTGCTTATGGCCTGTATATTTTATGGTATGCCTATACTTGTAGAGAACAACAAGCCAAGGCTACTATATCATTTTAAGAATAGAGGGTATAGAGGATTTAGTATAAACAGACCTGACAAACATTATAACAGGCTCTCTAAGACAGAGAGAGAGTTGGGTGGTATACCTAACTCAAGCGAGGACATTAAACAGGCACACGCCTCAGCTATTGAGTCTTATATAGAGAAGTATGTAGGCTTAGATATAGAGGGTACTTATCGTGATTCAGAGGAGATGGGCTTTATGCCTTTCGCTAGAACCCTTGAGGATTGGGCAAAGTTTGATATTAGTAACAGAACAAAGTATGATGCCACTATTAGTTCAGGTTTGGCTATTATGGCAAATCAAAAGCAGGCGTATATGCCTGAGAAAAAAGAGTCGAAAATAAGTATTAACTTTGCAAGGTATACCAATAACGGTACAAGAAGCGAAATAATTAGAAGATGAAGGACGTAAAAGTAAACATTTCATCTACAGGATTTCCAAGTCAATTTGTTTCTGACGCTGAGAAAGCAACAGAAGAGTTCGGACTACAGATTGGACAGGCCATTCAGTATGAGTGGTTTAGAAAGGATGGGCAATCGTGTAGATACTATAGCCAATGGGGAAACTTTAACAGGTTGAGATTATATGCAAGGGGCGAGCAGTCGATTGCTAAATATAAAACTGAGTTGGCGGTAGATGGAGACTTGTCTTACTTAAATCTTGATTGGACACCTGTCCCTATTATACCTAAGTTTGTTGATATCGTTGTCAACGGTATGAGTGATAGACTTTTTAAGGTAGACACCTATGCTCAGGACGCAATGTCTCAGGCTAAGCGTAGCAAGTATCAGGATATGATAGAGGGGCAGATGGTGTCTAAAGAGGTGCTATCTATAATACAAGAGAAGTCAGGTGTAGACCCATTCGCTATGGACCCTGCAAATCTACCTGAGTCAGATGAGGAGCTTTCGTTATATATGAATCTAAACTACAAGCCTGCTATTGAGATAGCAGAGGAGGAGGCCATCAATACTATCTTTGATGAGAATCATTATCAGGATATTAGAAAGAGGCTAGACTATGACCAAATGGTTCTAGGTATATCTTGTGCGAAGCACGAGTTCTTACCGGGAGCAGGAGTTCAGATATCATATGTAGACCCTGCCAATATTGTATACAGCTATACAGAGCACCCACAGTTTAAGGACTGCTTCTATTGGGGAGAGATAAAGACAATACCAATCACTGAGCTTATAAAGATAGACCCATCATTAACTAGAGAGGACCTAGAGGAGATAAGCAAGTATAGTCAGAGTTGGTATGACTACTATAATACAGCTCAGTATTATGAGAACGATATATTCTATAAAGATACCTGTACCGTTATGTACTTCAATTATAAGACCACTAAGAAGGTAGTATATAAGAAGAAGATGCTTGAGGGTGGTGGCTCTAAGGTAATAGAGAAGGATGACCAATTCAACCCACCTGCAGATATGATGGAGGAAGGTAGATTTGAAAAGATTGAAAAGACCATTGATGTATGGTATGATGGCGTTATGGTTATGGGTACTAATATTATTCTTAAGTGGGAGATGGCTAGGAATATGGTACGTCCAAAGTCTGCAAGTCAGCACGCACTACCAAACTATGTAGCATCAGCACCTAGAATGTATAAGGGTGTTATTGAGTCTTTGGTTAGGAGGATGATTCCTTTTGCTGATTTGATTCAGATGACACACCTAAAGCTTCAGCAGGTAATATCTAGGGTGGTACCTGATGGTGTATATATAGATGCCGATGGATTAAATGAGGTAGACTTAGGTACAGGAGCAGCATACAATCCTGAGGATGCATTGAGGCTATACTTTCAAACAGGTAGTGTTATTGGTAGAAGCTACACTCAGGATGGTGAATACAATCAAGGTAAGGTTCCAATCAAGGAGCTTCAATCTTCATCAGGTGCTAGTAAGTCACAGATGTTGATATATAACTACAATCACTATATGGATATGATTCGTTCTGTCACAGGACTGAATGAGGCTAGGGATGGTTCTGCACCAAACTCGGATGCTTTGGTAGGCATACAGAAGCTTGCAGCACTAAGCTCTAACACGGCAACTAGACATATACTTGACAGTAGTCTTTATATATATAGAACATTAGCAGAGGCTTTAACATATAGGGTTGCTGATATACTAGAGTATTCAGACTTTAAGGATGACTTTATAAATAAGATAGGCAAGTACAACGTAAATATCCTTGGAGATATATCTGACCTATACATATATGACTTTGGAATATTTATAGAGGTTAGTCCTGATGAGGAGGAGAAGGCACAGCTAGAACAGAACATTCAGATGGCATTGTCACAGAAGGACATTAGCCTTGAGGATGCTATTGACATCCGTGAGATTAGAAACCTCAAGATGGCTAATCAGTTATTAAAGCTTAAGCGTAAGCAGAAGCAGGAACGTGAGCAGCAGCAACAGATGCAGATGCAGGCGATGCAATCACAGCAGCAGATGCAATCACAGCAGCTTGCAGCGCAGACAGCTATGCAGAAGATACAGGCAGAGACACAGAGTAAGATGCAGATTAAGCAGGCAGAGGTTGCCTTTGAGATTGAGAAGCTTAAGAACGAGGCAGACCTCAAGAAGCAGCTTATGCAGACTGAGTTTGATTTCAATATGCAGCTCAGAGATATGAGTGAGAATGCATTACAGAATAGAGAGAATCAGAGAGAGACTGCTAAGTCAGACCGTATTAGTCAGCAGAACAGTGAGCAGTCGAAGCTTATCAATCAAAGAAAGAACAACCTACCCCCACAGACCTTTGAGTCTAACGAGGATAGCCTTGATGGATTTGATATGGCTGAGTTTGAACCTCGCTAAAAACGTTAAAAAAAATAATTAACTTTGTAAAAATATAATCTAATGGAAATTAAAGTAAAAGCAGTAGAGTCTCCGGATTCTAAATCTGTACAAGAGGTAGAAAGAGAATTGTTAGACAAGCACGAAGAATCATTACAGAATGAAGAGGGTCAAGCTAACGATACAGGAGTGGAAGGAAGCACTGAGGGTGCCACCGCCACATCTGAACAAGAAGAAATACAGCCGCAAGGCGAAGCACAAGAGTCCTCAGAGTTAAATGAGGAAGACGTTCTTTCATATATTGGTAAGAGATATGGCAAGGATATAAACTCATTTGATGAGCTAATGTCTGAGCGAGAGTCTTCAGAAGAATTACCTGAGGATGTAGCTGCCTATCTTAAATATAAAAAAGAGACAGGGCGTGGATTCAATGACTTCCAAAGATTACAGGAAGACTTTGATGATATGGACCCTGACTATTTGCTATCTCAATATTATAAGGCTACGGAGACGGGGCTTGATGATGATGACATAGATATTATGTTGAGTGAGTTTGATTACGATGAGGACTTGGATGACGAGGCTGACGTAAAGAAAATAAAGCTAGCAAAGAAAAAGACTATTGCAAAGGCCAAAGGGTACTTTGAGGATATGAAGGAACAATACAAGCTTCCACTTGAGTCAAGTGGTGGTGAGCGTTCGGGAGTAGACTCCGAGGAGATGGAGGCATATAAGCGATATACAGAGTCTGCTAAGACCCAACAGGAGCTAGGCGAGCGTAGACGAAATTGGTTTACTGAAAAAACCAACGAGGTATTCGGAGGGGAGTTCAAAGGTTTTGAATTCTCTATTGATGATAAGGCCGTACTATACTCACCGCAATCTGCCGATGAGCTAAAGACTAAACAGTCTGACGTTATGAACTTCTTAAATAGGTTTATGAACGATGACGGTTTAATAGCTGACGCAGAGGGCTACCATAAGGCGATAGCAGTAGCATCAAACCCTGAGAAGTTTGCTCAGTTCTTTTATGAACAAGGCAAAGCTTCAGCAACTGAGGATGTAACCCGTAAGATGAAAAACATTGATATGTCGACACGGAATGCACCTGAGGTTTCTACAAAGGGCGGGATGCAAATTCGAGCTATAAACCCTGACTCGGGGAAGGGCTTGAAAATTAGAAGTATTAAAAATAAATAAAAAACAAAAAACAAAATGGCAGTAGACGCAACACCGGGATTTGACTTGCAGCCATCTGCAACGCAGATTCCCACAGCAACAAATTACATTAACAACTTTGATTTCTTGAATCAGTATCTTCCTGATACATACGAGAAAGAATTCGAGCGTTATGGTAACAGAACAATTTCATCTTTCCTACGATTAGTAGGTGCAGAGATGCCTTCTAACTCAGACCTTATCAAATGGGCAGAGCAAGGAAGATTACATACTAAGTATGTAAACGTAGGGACAGCGGCATTAGTAAATGCTGACAACGCTACATTCCAAGTGAACGACAACCTTGCACCTGCAGGTTCAACAGCAGGAGCTTTAGGTACACCATCTATCGCTATCCGTGTAGGACAGACGGTTATGGTTGTTCAGAACGGAGGAACAGGTAGCAATAAAGGTATCGTAACAGCGGTTACAACTCCGGACACTTTCACTGTAGCTTTCTATGAGGCAGGTGGTCTTGTAACAGCAGGAACAGGAGTAGGTAACGCAGACGTTTCTGTATTCATCTACGGTTCTGAGTTCAAGAAAGGAACAAACGGAATGCAAGGTTCTTTAGAGGCTGACGATTTAATCTTTGAGAACTCTCCAATTATCTTAAAAGATAAGTATGCAGTATCAGGTTCTGATATGGCACAGATTGGATGGGTTGAGGTAACAACTGAGAACGGAGCAAACGGATACCTATGGTATATGAAGTCTGAGCACGAGACTCGTTTACGTTTCGATGATTACTTAGAGACTGCAATGATTGAGGCAGTTCCTGCAGAAGCAGCAGGTGGTGCAGTAGCAGCAGGTTTCAAAGGTTCAGAAGGTATCTTCTATTCTGTAGAGAACAGAGGTAACGTATGGTCAGGTGGTAACCCTGTAGCTTTGGCAGACTTTGATGCTATCATCTCACGTCTTGACAAGCAAGGTTCTATCGAGGAGAACGTTATCTTCCTAGACCGACAGTTTGGTTTTGACATTGACGATATGTTAGCAGCTCAAAACTCTTACGGAGCAGGTGGTACATCTTACGGATTGTTTGACAATGACGAAGAGATGGCACTTAACTTAGGTTTCACAGGATTCCGTAGAGGTTATGACTTCTACAAGTCTGATTGGAAATACCTAAACGACCCAACAATGCGAGGTGGTTTACCAACAGGAGCAGGTTCAGGACGTGTAAACGGACTATTGGTTCCTGCAGGTTCAACTACTGTGTATGACCAAATCCTTGGAAAGAACGCTAAGCGTCCATTCCTACACGTTCGTTACAGAGCTTCAGAGACTGAAGACAGACGATACAAGACTTGGATTACAGGTTCAGCAGGAGGGGCACGTACTTCTGACTTAGATGCAATGGAGGTTAACTTCCTTTCTGAGCGAGCGGTATGTACCTTAGGGGCAAACAACTTCTTCTTATTCCAAGAGTAGGAACAGTTATAAAACCAAGAGGGGTGTCTTAGGGCACCCCTTTATTTTTTAAATTTTAAATTATATCAAATGAAAACAAAAGAAAAGTTCGTAAGTAAAAGTTATAGACTTACAAGAGACGTAGCACCGCTAACGTTTATGTTACCATCACGTAACACAAGAAGATACCCACTATTATGGTTTGACGAGGACAAAGGAATAAACAGACCTTTACGTTATGCCGTCAATCAAAAGACACCATTCGAGGATGAGCAGGACGGTAACGCTATCGTTGAGCCTATCATATTTGAGGATGGATTCTTACACGTATCAAAACAAAATCAGATTCTTCAGCAGTTCTTAAATCTACATCCTATGTATGGTAAATCATTCACAGAGATTAATGACGAGAAGGATGCGTCTGAAGATATTGAGATATTAAATCTAGAAGTAGATGCATTGATAGAGGCACGTAGCCTTTCATTAGAACAGCTTGAGAGTGTATGCTCTGTGTTGTTTGGTATTGATGTGTCAAAGGTTTCTACAGCAGAGATGAAGAGAGATATTCTAGTTTATGCTAGAAACTATCCTGAGGACTTCTTAGATATCATCAACGACCCAATGTTAAAGCTTCAGGCTAAGGTCAACAAGTTCTTTGACAGTGGTCTACTTACATATAGAAAGAACCGTAAAGAGGTTTGGTACAGTACCCCAACAAATAAAAAGCGTATGCTTGTTGTTCCCTTTGGAGACGAGGGAGTATCTACAGTAGCTAGCTATCTTCAGACTGACGATGGCGTTGAGGCATTGAAGGTACTAGAGAAACTACTAGATTAATAATTAACTATAAACTATGAAACGGAGGGCTTTTAAGGAGCCCTCTTTTTTTTTGCTTATCTTTGTGTAAAGAAGATAACGAATGATTAACTCAGTAAGAAATACAGTTCTATCTATACTGAACAAGAACAACTACGGATACATCTCTCCATCAGACTTTAACCTGTTTGCTAAGCAGGCACAGCTAGATATATTTGACAACTACTTTTTCAATTATAACTATCAGATTAATAAGGAGAATGCGAGACAGTCAGGTACGGGATACGCTGACATTAAGAAGGGATACGAGGAGGTGATTGAGATGTTTGGTGTAACAAACTATCTACCAACCACAAGCACATTGTTAAATACTGTTAACCTAGGGAATACGTTCTATCTACCTGCACAGATTTATACAGGTGATGACTACTACCTAATCAATAAGGTGTTGGCATATGAGACAACAAAGGCTACGGGTGCAACTACAGCGGTGCTTGCAAATAGCCTAGAGGATAGTACAGCAACATTTATTAGTGATGGCGTAAAGGTTGGTGATGTAGTATTTAATCTACGCACACCATCTTCATTACAGAACGCTACAGTCGTTCAGGTATTGAGTGATACCGTATTGGTTCTATCATCAGATATATTTACAATAAACGCATCAGCATATGTGGTATTTAGTCCAAAGCAGAATGAGCTAGACAAGGTTACTCAGAATAAGATTACAATGCTTAACAACTCAATGCTTACTGCACCGAGTAGATTGTTTCCTGCATACACACAGGAGGGTGGTATACTTACAGCGTATCCATCGGCATTGTTCTCAGGTATACAGTGTCAGTACATCAGATACCCTAAGGACCCGAAGTGGACCTATGTAGCCTTGACAAACGGTGAGCCTGTGTTTGACTCCGGACAGGCAGACTACCAAGACTTTGAGCTTAGCTTAGATGACCAAGTTGAATTGGTAAATAAGATTCTACAGTATGCAGGTATGTCTATCAGAGAGATTCAAGCGGTACAGTTTGGTAAGGCAGAGGAGCAATATAACGACCAACAAGAGAAATAATGGCATACATATCACAATACGAATACTACGAGAATAATGGGAACGCACCTGAGAATGCTAATTGGGGTTCATATCAGTACGTTAGCCTATACGATATAGTAAACAACTATATGCTTATGTATACGGGTAACCACTCAATGATTAACAACGAGGAGAGATACAAGGTCTTGTTTCACGCTAAGCGTGGTATACAGGAGCTGAACTACGATGCGTTCAAGGAGATAAAGGTTTTAGAGTTGGACGTGTGTGACAACCTAAGGTTTGTTCTTCCTCCTGACTTTGTGAATTGGGTTCGTATATCACTATATAAGGATGGTGTGTTGAGACCAATGACTGAGAACATTCAGGTTAATAGTGCAGACGCATATCTACAGGACAACAACTGTAAGATTCTTTTTGACCAAGACGGGAATGTATTGAAGCCTGAGTATTCAGGATTGGATGTAGATAGGATTAAAGGGACAAAGAAGAGTATATATCTAAATGAGGCTAGTCAGTTCAATGGTATGTTAGGATACAACTACGATGGCTATTGGTACTTTGACTACGGTATAGGAGCGTTCTACGGACTTAACACAGAGACTGCTAACGCTAACCCTACCTTTAGGATAGATAAGCGTGCAGGCGTAATAAACTTTGACTCATCAATGTCTGACGAGAAGTGCATACTTGAGTATGTGTCTGACGGTATGGAGAATGGTGACGATAGCTTGGTTCAGGTAAACAAGCTTTTTGAGGATTATGTATATGCGTACATAACATATGCACTACAGAACTCTAAGTATGGTGTTCAGGAGTATATGATTAATAGAGCGAGAAAGAATAAGACAGCACTATTACGTAACGCAAAGATTAGAATGAGTAATATTCATCCCGGTAGGTTACTACAGAACCTAAGAGGCCGGGACAAATGGATGAAGTAAATGGCGAATTTAAAGAGACACTTTATATCAGGCAAGATGAACAAGTCTGTGGACGAAAGACTTGTGCCTGACGGTGAGTATATTGATGCGTTGAATGTAAGACTTGGTTCTACTGAGGCATCAGAGATAGGCTCCGTTGAGAACTCAAAGGGTAACACTAAGGTTACATCATTGGAGTATAACGGCACAGCGTTAAGTAATAATGCAAAGTGTATAGGCGTCCTTGACGATAGTGCTAATGAGACATTGTATTGGCTTGTACACGACCCATCATTCAGTGTTGGAGCTACAGGTAAACTTGACCTTATAGTGTCAATAGACCTAAAGGTAGACGCATTGGTGTATCACGTTATTAGTATTGACGATGGTGGCAATACAGATACGACACTAAACTTTAATCCAACATATCTAGTTACAGGGATTGACTTGGTGGAGGACCAACTGTTCTTTACCGATGACTACAATGCACCTAGGGTTATTAACGTTAAAAGAAACTATGAGAATCCTGATGCGAACGTAGACCAATTTACTGCTGAGGAACTTCTTGTAATTAAGAAGCCACCTGTAGAGGCACCGACATTTACATTGAACCTTACTCCGGGGGCGGAGGACTATCTAGATGAGCGATTCATATGCTTTGGATACAGGTATAAGTATGCAGACAAACAATACTCAGCGACATCACAGTTCTCTGAGCCTGCATTCACACCAAAGCCTTTTCAGTTTTCTGCAGAGTCATTCCTTAATGAGGGTATGGTTAACTCAAAGAATCAAGCCATTATAACATACAACTCAGGTGGTCCACTTGTTGTTGGTATTGACCTACTGTTTAAAGAGTCAGGCAACAGTATCATAAAGGTGATACAGAAGCTTGACAAGCAACAGGAGGGACTTGCAGATAACACCGACTACACCTTTGCCTTTAATAGTAATAAGATATTCACAGTGCTACCTGACTCACAGCTACTACGATTGTTTGACAACGTACCACGCTTTGCTCAGGCACAGACAGTTATGGGTAACAGATTAGTGTATGGTAACTATGTTGATGGATATGACCTAAAGGATAGGAACGGAAGCTTAACAAGACTAGAGTACACAGCAGACTTGTTATCTAGCGAGATTAGTATAGACTCTTTAACAACGTCTTTAGATTCTTTCCAATTTACAATTGATGGCCTCAAAACTGTAGATGATAGTAAGTTAACAATTGATTTTACAGGTGTAGAACTAACAGCGGGAAGTGAGATATCTATTAATTTTTTTTTAACACATTTTTCATTCTCAAACACAGCCTCTCCTTTCGATGTTCCTGTTGAGAACTCAGGGACATCACTTGTTGCTTTTAGTTATGTTCTTCCATCTACATTTGCTACAATAAATGACTTAGCAACAAGCACAGACTTTATAAATAAGATTGGCACTGCTTTAAATATAAAGCCTGTATACGATGCAGTGAACCCTACATCGTGTAGCGGAATAACACTTACTGATAACTATAACTGTGTGATTACACCTGTTCTTGATTCAAGCACTACACCTACGTGGACAAAGTTTGCATCAGGACAGAGTGCTGATGGTCAGCCTATATTAATTGGCTCGTCAGTAGGTAGTGACAACCTTGAGCTTACTATGCTTGCGATGCGTAGGGTTGATGATGTCACTGCACCAACACTGAATGCGTATGAGTATTTTTCTATGTCTGAGGTTACAGTAACAATAGCATCATCACCATCATCATTAAGCCTTCATAGTAATAGGAACTATGAGGTGGGAATAATATATATGGATGAGTTCAATAGGTCAACCACAGCTTTAGTTAGTGAATTTAATAGTGTTAATATTCCTTGTGGTAATGCTCATCTTCAGAACAAGATTAAAGTAACTATACCAACGCAGCAGTTGGCACCATCGTTTGCTACAAGATACAAGTTCTGCCTAAAGCCTGACAGGTCAGGGTATGAGACTATATACTCCAACATATATTTCTTTGACCAACTGACATCAAACACTTTCTTTCTTTTAGAGGGTGAGAATGCTCAGAAGATTGAGGAAGGTTCTAGGTTAATTGTAAAGCGTGATTCAAATGGATTTATGTCTAACTGTAGGTATGCTACCGTTCTTGAGAAAAAAGCACAGATAGAAGACTTTATTGATGTTACAGATGTAACAGTACCTGCAGGAACATATATGAAGATACTTGCAAATGATTTTTCAGCAGAATTAAGTGAAGGTACTTTTGTTTCTCCCGGCACCAAAACTACTGTAGAGAACACTATAAATGATATTCCTACTCAGGTTTACTATGGATTAAGCGGTGGCACAGGGTCTTCAGCTAGTAATCCCGGTGACCCTCCTTATGGATTAACAATACCTCAAGGGTCAATAATAAGGGCAAACATAGAAGCAAGAAGAAAAGGAGGTTTTGGTTTGCTAAATCCTACGACATCTATAACAACCATTAACGTAGAATTTCGTTCACCTGCTGATTATACAGATATAATAGAGTGGTTTGATGAGAACGATATTGCTCAGGCATTCATAAACGAACAGGTTGAAGAAGGAGGTTCGACAGGTCTCACTAGATTTAATTCATCTCCTCTAGGATATGCTACTTCTTCTGCTAATAATTATGGGATGGACACAGGCTACGGTAAGCCTGATGATGCTTATACGTGGTATAAAGACATTTCATTAGGTGCAGATGATGGCGAGATTAGATTTGTTTTAAACGGTCCAAGGTCATCGGGTAACTCAGCAAATGGTAGGTCTACAGTAATTGTTCAATGGGAAATAGTTAGAGCAGAAAATACTATAGCGTTTGAGACCGAGCCTAGTGATGCACTGCCTGACGTGTGGTTTGAGGGTGCTGACTCATATGCTATTGACCAAGCGACAGGATTCCATACAGGGAATGTGCAGACACAGACAGGCTCATTACCTGCGATTATTGACACTGACTTTGGGAACTGCTACGCATATGGTAATGGCGTAGAGAGCTACCGTGTCCGTGACTCAATAAAGGGCAAGGCATTCAGTCTAGGTGAGAGAGCGTTCTCTACATCTGCTGAGGACTATCAGGAGGCTGATAGGTTTGCAGGACTTACATACAGTGGAGTATTTAATACTGAGACAAATGTCAACAACCTAAATGAGTTTAATCTTGGTCTACTAAACTTCAAGAACCTTGAGGAGGTATTCGGTCCAATACAGATTCTATCAGGTAGGGAGACAGATATACTCACACTACAGGAGGATAAGATATCATATGTGCAGTCAGGAAAGAATATTCTATCTGACGCTTCGGGTGCTAGTGCAATAACATCAGTACCTGAAGTTTTAGGTCAACAGGTAGCAAGGGTTGAGGAGTATGGCATCAGTCAGAACCCTGAGAGCTTTGTGCAGTATGGATTCAATAAGTTCTTTACAGACGCTAAGCGTGGGGTATTGATACAGTTGAGAGGAGCAGGAACTACCGAACAGCTTACCGTAATCTCAGAGATTGGTATGCGTTCTTGGTTTAGAGACCTATTCATTGGTAGTGCTAACACACAGAAGCTTGGAGCCTTTGACCCATATATGAATGAGTATGTTCTTAGCTCTAACACTACACCACTTCCTGCAGAGGAGGTCGTATATAACTGTGGTGTTACAAGGACTGTTACAGTGACTGAACAGGAGGCATTGACATTTGCTGTTGACTTCGGTCAGAACGTTGGAGGATGTGAGATTACATATAACGTAACGTCACTAACAGTAGGAGCGTCTGTTAGTATAGCTGAGTCATATACAGGCTCATCAGTTACAGCAACCGCAGAGGGTGTTGGCTCTCCATTATTATTTACAAAGAGTACACCTCTACCAACTGAGGGTAATGTAACGATAACAGCGATACCTGCGACACCGGGAGGAAAGGCAACCGCAACGGTTGAGCTTACTGTTGGTTGTCCATCAGGAGATGAGTTAACAATAATTAACGTATGTATCACTGACCCTGCAGACGCAGGTAAGTTCATACACAATCAATACAGATGGGTAAATGGCACGTACACATCGCCACTACACTCTAAGCAGATTGCATTTAGAACATTAGGTTCAGCAGCAGGACCATTTGTAATCGCTGACTACAGCGTGATACCTTCCTTCCAAGGAGGAGGTATTATACCTGCAGACGGGTCAGCGGTTAGCGTTATCAGTAATGCGATACCACCTAGCGATGACTACAAGTTCTCTTCAGGAAACAGATTGATGTACCTACGAAGTAATACATTGTTCCCTAATACTGAGATAGGTATTGGTAGTTTATTGGCAGCGGCTGCATCCCCTACACCTCCAAGTGTAGGTGCAGACATAACGCCATCACCGATAGTATTTCCTGAGGTGACAGGATTATTTGTGATGCCTAGCGGAAGCAGTGGTGACTACCTATATATTATTCACGATTATTACAACTAAGATATGGCAGGATTGACAGGAAACTATACGCTTACATACAGTGAATCTACAAATGGATTCCCATCGTTCTATTCATACTTCCCTGATATGATGATAGGTATGAACAACTACCTATACTCATTCAAGGGTGGTGACCTATATCGTCACAATACAAATGAGACTAGGAACAACTACTATGATGTTCAGTATAGCTCTACGATAACAAGTGTAATAAATGAGCAGCCCTTAGAGAATAAGTTGTTCAAGACCATTATGCTTGAGTCAGACTCAGCGTGGTCAGGGACGTTTATCTCAGACCAACAGACCACAGGTAGCATCAGTGCTGATTGGTTTGTTCAGAAGGAGGGGGCTTGGTTTGCATTTATGCGAAACACGGGAGCTACACCTGCGGGTGAAAACGAGTATCCACTACGTTCATTAAATGGTATCAGCTCTTCAACAAGCGTAAACTCAGCGGCTCCTGCAGCGGTAGAGGTAAACTTCAATGTCAACACATCTATCGGTAGCATACTAAGCATTGGTGACACGCTATACTTTATATCTCCTGCACCTACACCCCCACCAACACCACCAAGCCCTGCTACACCTACATTATGTGGTACGGTCACAGCAATAAACATCGACCTACCTGCGGGAGTAAATCAGATTGTGGTAGACACATCAGCGGGTGCAATACCTCCGGGACAGACAGACTACTTTATGTTTATAAAGAATCAGATTGCTGAGTCACACGGGATATTAGGGCACTACTGTGAGTTCAAACTTACCAACACAGACACCACTGCCACTGAGCTTTTTGCAGTGGAAACAGAGATGATGAAATCTTTCCCTTAAATTTATTATCTTTGTAGGTAAATAAATATCTATGGCCGTATTAGCAGCGATTGGTCTAGCGACCCAAGCGATATCAGCAGGTGCATCATTTGCACAGGCAAACAAACAGAAGAAGATGATGCAGGAAGCCAATGCCGAAGCGGCAAAGGCTATGAAGGAGGCTCGTAAGAGACTCGATGTAAATGTATATGACGCACTAACAATCAGCGACACCCCATACGAGAGACAGCGTGAGATGTTCAACGCACAGACGCAGCAGATGATGACAGGCTTTCAAGAGCTTGGTGTCCAAGGTATGCGTGGTGCTACAGCAGCGTTGGCTCAAGGTCAACAGATGCAGGGACAGATTGCTGATAAGAAGACTCAAACACTTGAGGGCTTAGAGCAGATGCAGGCGGCTGAGGAAGGAAGGCTTCAAGACCTAGGTATGCAGCTTAATCTTCAAGAGGTTGAGGGGGCACAGCTTGCAGCAAGAGATGCACAGCAGGCTCAAAATGCAGCAATCACTCAAGGTATATCAGGTATAGGTGGTATAGGTGAGCAGCTGCTTTCTGTTAATCCTGTTACAGGAGAGGCTTTCTTTGAGCTATATGGCAAAGACAAAACAGGAGCAGGAGCGGGAACTACAAAATCAACTACCGCACCGGGAGATGCATTGGCTCAGTTTAGTCAAGATACTCAAGGTCAAAGAAACCTTAGTATGGATTTAGCGACAGGCAGAACCATACCTACACCAATGCCTAATATTACAGGTTTAAATACAGATGAGTTGTATGCAAATCCATTCTTACAACAGAGTGCGAATTTAGGACTAACAATACCAAGACCATAATGGCAACATACTACGGATACAAGGAGAGAAGTGCTGAGGACCAAATTAATTGGTCTGCGGTTGGCTCGTCAATGTCGAATATGCTCATTGAGCAGCAACAGAAACGTGACCAACTAAAGGCAGATATTGATAAGGCTTCAGTTGAGTTTGGAGAGACACTATCTGACGCACCTCAGGGTGAGCATAAGGGTATGTCTGAATACTCAATAAACTATGCCGCTAACGCTCAGGACTTTCAGTTGATGCAGCTACGACTTCTTAAGTCAGGCAAGCTTAACTTGAGAGAATACCTAACGGGTAGAGAGAATCTAAAGAATGGAACCTCACAGGTATTTGATGTGATGTCAAAGTATCAGGAGAAGTATGGTGAGTATGCTGAGAGAGCAAAGACAGGCGTGTCCGGAATGTATGAGGGCTTTCTACTTGGAGAGGTCGAAGGTTTTGGTAACCTGACATCTACGATGCCATATATAAATCCTACTACAGGAAAGGTTAGTATAGGTAAGAAGGTTCCTAAGGACCCAAGCAAGCCATACGACCCTGTAACAAATCCATATACGGTTAAGATGAGTGACAACCCATCAGACTTTAGAACCGTTCAGGAGCTTAACTTTGCATTGAGCTCTCAGGTGGATAGTTTTGATTCAGGAGGTGCTGTTGATAGGATTGTTGATAACTTCGCTAAGAAGTTTGAGACATTAAAAAAGAGCGGTAGTGCATCCACAAAGATTGATGACGTTCGTAATATGCCTGACTTTAAGAAGTCATTAAACGATATGATTATCGCTGAGTTTGAGAGCAACCCATTGAACGCATTGAGTGCGTTGGGAGACTTTATTAAGTATGGCCCTGACGGTCAGCTTATACAGCTTACAAGAAACCCTGCAGAACAAAATGACCATACACTGCTTTTGGTTCCAAACCCTGAGCAGCCTGAGGGTGGTATGGCAATGCCTGACTTTGATTCAGACTCAGGTAAGAAGCTTCTTGAGCATATGCGTGAGAAGATTGCAGAGAGTGTAGACGCAGGACTAAACAGAACGATTCAGTATCAGAGAGGGTTTCAGGCAAGCCAAACAGATAAGAATGCTTATAGAGAAAGCTTAAGCGATTCTAATAAAGCAAACCTATTGGCAGAGCTATATAGTGGAGATAAGGGAAGGGTTGAGGCTGCTCTTACAAACCTAAGAGGACAGCAGACACCAAGGGGGACAATCACAAGCATAAGTAGAAGCAATGATGGTGTAGAGATTATTTATGATTATAAAAACCCTGTATCATTTGAGTTTGGAGACCAAAACATTGTTGACTTCGTGAGTGGTATATCATCAGAGTTTGGTATTAAAGACTACAAGAAGGCTCTTAGGAGTGCTAACATATCTAAGGGGGCTACAAAAAGTAACATCAAAGATACACTGACTAGAAAGAGAGGTCCTAGTGAAGAGGCTAAGGGTAGAGACGCTTGGCAGAAGGTAACAACTATTATGAACGATAGGATTAGTAATAATAAAGTAAACTTCCCTGAGCTAAAAAGCCTTATATCAGGTTTTGGAATGACAGTTGAGCTACAAGACAATGGCAGCTATACATTATTTAGCTTAAATGACAAGGTAGGAGAAAACCTTATAGGCTCCAAGGCTATTTGGGAAGCTGCTCAAGCTAGTGTTTCAGCAGAAAACTTCGAGCGGAAGACTCAAACCTCGGTTAGTGGCACAGCAGAATTAGATGAGTAAATAAATAAATACAATGGACGAATTAGAAAAGTTATTTAACGTACTAAGTAGAGACGGTTACTATACTAAATCCTTTGAAGAGTTTCAGACACAATACAATGACCCCGCATATAGGGATAAGGTATTTAATGTTGTCACTCGTGATGGGTTATTTACTAAGACTAAAGAGGACTTCGATGCAAAGTATGCACCATCAGGTGTTGAGGCTGTAGAGGTTGATGTACAGGAGGAAGTTCCTGTAAAAAAAAAAGAAGATACGGTATCTCCTTCGGGACTTTCTTCATTGGGATTACCATCGGTTACTGATGTTATTCAGGAGAAGGCTGAGCTCGGTGAGCAGCTAATAGAAGAGGAGGAGGCTAGAAA